CGATGGGATGCACTCAAGGCCAAGATCGGCGAGCTTGCCCAAAGCCTGCCGGCGTGGATGCGCGATAAGCTCGGCATCCGCTCGCCATCGCGCGTGTTCATGGCCATCGGTGAGGACTCCATGCGCGGGCTCGAGGCCGGGCTGGCGGCGCGCGCGCGTTACCCACTGGCGCAGATCCGCGACATGGCCGCAGGGCTTACCTTGGGCGCCGCGGTGGTCGCAAGCCCGGCGAGCGCAGCGGTTGGGCCATCCGCCACGCGCGGCGGGCCGATCTCCATGCCCATCAGCATCACTATCAACGCCCCGGCCGGTGCCGACGCACGGGCGATCGCCGATCTGGTGCGCCGCGAGGTGGCGGGCGCAACCCGCCAGGCCGCGGGGCGCATCGCCGCACTCTACGACGGGAGCGACAACCTATGATTGATACACCCTGCGCGCATCTGATCGAGGTGAGCCACATCGACGGTGAGCCGCGTTGCGACCTGGGTCGCGGCTTCCCCGATGCCTGCCCGACCTGCGCCGCGTACAGCCCCGGGCTCACGGACCAGGAGCGCACCCGCTGCGAGGTCTGGACGCGCGTGATGGGCTATCACCGCCCGACCCATGCCTTCAACCCCGGCAAGCAATCGGAGCACAACGACCGCAAATACTTCGTCGACCGCCCAGGCGATCTGGAGCCAAGCGATGGATGACGCGGACCGCGCGGCCGACTACCAGGAGCGCCTCAACGCGCAGGCGTTGGACGCACACCGATCCCATCGCAACCGTGCCGGGCACCCCACGCACTGCGTGGACTGCGGGCGGGAGATCCAGCCAGTTCGCCGCAGCGCCGTGCCTGGCTGCACGCGCTGCGTGATGTGCCAGATGGACGCGGACCGCCGCGAGGCGTGGGGGATCTGAGATGCTCGAGGTGATGATGGCCCTGGGAAGCTACCGATTCAGCCTCGCGAGCGCGGCCTACGACGGGCTTCGCCGCGCGGCGGCCTGGCGCTGGCCGGCACAGGATCGCCTGGGCGCGCACCCTGTGCGCCAGTACGTCGGCCCGGGCGAGCAGAGCATCACCCTCGAGGGCACCATCCACCCGCACTATAAGGGCCTGCTCGGGCTTCCCAACCTGCTGGCGCGCGTGCCCTCGGTGGCCGGCGTGCTGGGCGGCATCGCCAGCGCCACCAGCGCACTGAGCCGCGTCGGCATGTCCTTTCCTGGGCTGGGCGGGCGCTCGGGCGCTTGGCATCTCGACGGGATGCGCGCCGATGCCGATGCAGGAGCCCCCCTGTTGCTGGTGGACGGTCGCGGCCGGGTGTGGGGGTATTGGGTGATCGAGTCCATCGAGGAGCGCGAAAGCCGGCACATGGCCGATGGCGCCGCGCTGGCGATCGACTTCAGCATCGCGCTGGCCTACTACGGCGAGTCGGCCGAGGGCGCGACCAGCGCGGACAACAGCATCGCCGGAGCGGTGCGCGGGCTCCTGGGGATCTGAGATGGCCATTACCTATCGCACCCGCGACGGCGACATGCTCGACGAGATCTGCTGGCGGCACTACGGCGTCCAGAGTGGGGCGGTCGAGCCCGTGCTCGATCTCAACCCGGGCCTCGCCGACCGCGGACCGGTCTACGCCAGCGGGGTGTTGATCACCCTGCCGGACCTGGCTGCGCCACAGGTGGCGGGGCCGGTCCGGCTGTGGGACTGATGCCGTGACACCGCGATGGAGCATCGCCGCCGACGGCGAGGACATCTCTGCGCGGCTCGCCGACTATCTGGTGAGCCTCAGCATCACCGATCGCGCCGGGATGGAGAGCGACAGCCTCGAGCTGGCCATCGCCGACCCGCGCGCGGAGATCGCCCTCCCGCGCATCGGCGCCGTGCTCACCGTCGCGCTGGGCTATGCCTCGAGCGGCCTGATCGATATGGGCGGCTACGTGGTCGATACCGTCGAGCTCGCCAGCCCACCGCGCAAGATCACCATTCGCGCCCATGCCGCCGATCTGCGCGAGGGCCTCAAAACCCGCAAGACGCGCGGCTGGGAGGACACCACGCTCAGCCAGATCGTCACCGCCATCGCCGGCGAGCATGGTCTCACGCCCGCGGTCGGCGCCGATCTGGCAGAGGTGGCGGTGGCCAGGATGGACCAGACCAACGAGAGCGACCCCAGCTTTCTCACCCGACTGGGCCAGGCCCACGACGCCATCGCCTCCATCAAGGCCGAGCGCCTGATCTTCGCCCGCCGCGGCCAGGGCGCGGCGACCAGCGGCACGCCTATCGGCGCCGTGGATCTCGCGCCGGCCGACGTGAGCACCTGGCGGCTGAGCATCAGCGAGGCCGAGCGCTACACCGCCGTCGAGGCCCGCTACTACGATCGCAGCACGGCGAGCGAGGAGTGGGTCCGCGCCGGCGAGGGCGATGGCGAGTCCGTGCTTCGCCTGCGCCAAACCTTCCCCGACCGCGGCCGCGCCCAGGCCGCGGCGGAGGCCCGCCTTGGCTCATTGGCCCGGGGAGAGGGCACCGCCAGCCTTACCTTGCCAGGCCGCCCGGCGCTCGCCGCCGAGACCCCGCTCACCCTCGCCGGATTCGCGCCCGAGCTCGACGGCCGATGGATCGTCACCCAGGCTCAGCACTCCTTGGATAGCGGCGGCCTGCGCACCGACGCCGAGGCAGAGCGCGTGACCGAATCGTGACGCACTCAGGGCAACACGTGGCCACGCTAGGCCATTGCTGTCAGCTCGCGTCACGTCGCGGCGCCTTAGGCCGCTGATTTTTAACGCCGAGCGCCGCGCGCCCCGCGTTCGCAATGCGGAGGTCGGGGGTTCGATCCCCCCCGGCTCCACCAATCGACTCAACGAGATAGGGCGCCTTGCGGCGCCCTTTTTCGTGGTGGCGTGACCAGATCGTGACTACTGATCAAGCGCCTCAGCGACTGCGCGCTGATCCAGGGAGCGGATCGCGCCGGCGTTGGCCTGGGCGTAAACGCCCGTGGCGGGGAACCGCACCAGGGCGCCAACGTCGCCCGGCGCACGGGTCACGGTGCCGAGCGGCTCGGCGCCCGGCTGGAGGACTGGCGCATAGAGGCGCCAGGGTCCGGATAAGTGCCGGCCCGCGCCCTTCGCCTGGCTGGCGCAGCGCGTCGAGGCGCGCCAGCTCTGCCGCGTTCATCCGCACCGGCACGGGGCCGGGGCGGGTTTGGTCGTAACGGGCCTGGGCGGCCCGCTGGGCTTTTGTTGTCATCGGCCTTGTTGCTCTGCAATCCGGATCTCAAATTCATCCATCTCTCTCACCGAGGCTTCCATCACAACCGCTCCGTCATCACCCACTCTGTTCGCTACTTCTTTCTCTACCCAATCCCAAGCCTCCTGCTCAGTCGTAAAGATTCCGGCGATTTCCCAGTCTGCCGAGGAAGGGTTTTCAATAACGGCGTACTTCATGGTGGTCTCCGCTGTGGGGCCTGCTGTATGCCTCCCCTGTGATTACAGTATAGCTCGGTATTACCTATATGCAAGCCCGATCCTTGCCGTTCGTCGGGTGATGGTCGGCGCAGTCAAGCCTGGCGAGAGCGGTGCGGGCGGACTCTGGTGCCAGGTGGGCGTAGCGCTCTGCCATGCGGATGGTGGTGTGGCCGAGGATCTGGGCCACCTCTTGCAGACTGGCGCCGGACTGGATCAGCCAGCTTGCGCAGGTATGGCGAAGGTCATGAAAGCGCAGGTCGGTGATTCCGGAGCGGCGGCAGGCGCTGCGGAATCCTGTCTTGCTGTCGCGGATCCGCTCGCCCTGGCGCGGGCCGGGGCCGTGGGCGAAGACCCACGGGCTTTGCGGTGCGTGGTCGGCGCGCCAGTCCCAGAGGGAGCGCAGCGCCTGCCATGCGCCGGCGTTGATGGGCACGGCGCGGCGGGTGGCGGTCTTGGTGTGGCGGGGCTCCAGGTAGATCAGCCGATGGCCGAAGTCGACGCGCGCCCACTCGAGGCCGAGCAGCTCGCCTTTGCGCATGCCGGTATGGAGCGCGAGGCGGATCAGGTCGGGCAGGTGGGCGGCTTGGGGGTCGCGTCCGGCCTCGGCGATCAGTCGCTCGGCCTCGTCGCGGGTGATCCAGCGCAGGCGCCCTGGGGATGGAGGCGGTGCTCGTCCTGCGACCGGATCGGGCGCGTCCCACTCGAGCTCGGAGCGGGCGTAGCGCAGCGCCGCGCGCAGGACGGCCAGCTCGCGGGCGATGGTGGCGTCTGCCGGGCCTGATGCGCGGCGTGCGGTGATGTAGTCGCGGATAACGGCGGGGGTGATCTGGGCGATGTCCAGTCCGGCAAGCTTGCGGCGCAAGTGGCGGGTGGCGTCGAGGTCGCGGGCGTAGCCGCTGGGCCGCTTGGTGGCCTTGGCGTGGGCGAGCCACGCGAGCATTAGGGCCTCAAAGGTGTGATGCTCGTGGGCGCCCCACTGGCGCGCTTGGTGCGACTCGGCCCGCCATTTCCCCTCGAGGGCCGCGGCTTCGGCGCGGTCGGTGGTGCCAGTAGAGCGTCGAGCGCGGCGGCCTCGCGGGTCGGTGTAGGAGGCCCACCAGATGGGCGAGTCTTTGCGGCGGTAGGGCATGGCTGGGTCTGGGTCGCGGGGGTGGCGACCCATGAGTCTAGGTCGGCGCGGCG